GTTTCGGTATAGCTTGTCAAATAAGTACTGTTATCGTATGAATACGTTCCTGAACCGTTGTTTTTCAAAAATCCTGTTCCGTTTGAAATCGTTGATCCCCAACTTGAACCTGTTGAAACAATAGGTATTCCAGAACCCAAAGGCCAAGTCATTGAGCCACCTATTACTAAATCGGTACTTCCTAAAAGTGTATTTCCGTTGATTGTTCGAATATTTGTGCCTGAAACCAGTGTATTTTGCTTGCCAGTAATTCCAGCCACTACCCTTGCATCAGCCATTGCATCGGTATACTGAGTAGGAATTGAAGGTTTATTTTTGATAAAATCCAAAGCTCCTGTACTTGCCTGTGTCCAATCAGATTGTATTTGCGCGGCCGGAATAGTCGGAAAAGTTGCCAGACTTAAATCACCCCTGAAATACTGTGCTATCGTTCCATGAGTGAATTTAGGCTCTCTCGTAGCAATCTGCGAAGCCAAACGGTCACGCCTTGTATAGCCTGCTGTTGCTGTACTATCTGAAACATCCTTTTTACCTGAAATGTCAGAAGCAATCAGATAACTTCCTGAAGCCTGTTTGGTTGCTAATTGATCATACAAAAGTTTTGCTGATGGATACTGAACATCGGTTGAAGCCACTGAAATTGAAGTAACTTTATTTGATGTGTTTTCTTTTCCCGAAATATCGGCTGCAACTAAGAAACTTCCATAATTACCTAAGTTATTGGTAAATGCAGATAATTGAGTCGGGAAAGTTCCAAGACTTAAATCCCCTTTAAAGTATTGCGCGGTTGTTCCGTGTGTGAACTTTGGTTCTCTGGTTGCTAATTGGCTTGCAAGTCTGTCCCTTCTGGTGAATCCTGTTGATAATGTTGAATCTCCTAATGTTTTATAAAGTCCGATCCAAGGTGTGCCAGTAACATATCCGGCAAGAGAATGATTGCCCCACCCGTAAGCCGTATCATAATTACCCTTTTCAATTGCTGTTGGAATAGTATAGCTTGCGCCTACATAAAAATGTCCGGTAGCATTGTTGTAAAACAGCGGACTGTCTGCGTGTAAATCGGTTAATGCTATTCCTGATCCTCCGGTGCCTGAAAGCGGTACTAAATTTCCGGAAGAATTAAAACCAAGCAATTTGCCTGTAGCCCATCCGGTGTTCGATATTCCGGTATGATTCCAAATCGAATATTTCTTTGTCGCACTTGCAATTTTAAACCACTTACCTTCATGAGACATATAATGACCAGTATCAACAGGACTAACATAGAACGTGATGTTTTTAGGAGACTGAAGGGGATAAAACCCTATGTCTGTAGGTTTAGTCACATAGTTCTGAGCATTAACGCAAAACGAAACAAAAACGAATAGTGCAAATAATGTATTTTTCATCTTGAAATAGTTATAAATCCTGAAATGGGATCCGGTAGTGTTCCGAAATTTATTGAATCAATCAGACCGGTTGATAGTACGAAATAAGGCTTCTCTGTTCGTTCGACCAGGTTACCGGAATCATCAATCTGGAATAGTTGAATCTTTGGGTTTTCGCCGTAGTCTTCGAATAGTTTTGATCCGTCGCCCTGAGTACCCTGATAATTTGTAATTGCAGGCGTATCACTTGATGTAACTGTTATTCGTTTCGGATTAGGATCATTACCCCAAAGGATAGAAACTGCATATTTGTTGTTATTCGATTGTGCGAGTGGGTGCAAGTTCCAGAACAGATTGGCAGGTAATGCTATTGAATTCCCTTTATAGGCTGATTTATGAACCCATCCTTCACGTCCGGAAGTCGGACAGAATCCGGTCCTGAAATCGTCGGATACATCAATCGTATTGGTATCAGTTCCAATGATCCGGAAGGGAACACCGAAATAATCAGTAAAATAAAAACCGTTGCTTTTCTGGCTCTGACCTTTGTCGTTTGTATCAATGACTGAAACAGAAATGCGATAGGTTGCTGGTGTATCAACTGTTGCAATACTGAGCTGATACACATTAGCTGCTAATGTTCGCCAGGCTATGGAAGGATTGTATTTTGTCAGGTCTGTCATTAGGCAAATATCATTTCAATTCGTAAGGCTAAAGCAGAAGGGTTTAGTCCTTCAATCAATACAGTTAATCCGTTTGCCAAAACACCGGAATAAGCCGTCTGAAATGGTACGGAAAGCCTTTCATTTGCGCCGTTAATCTCATACACATTTACGCTGGCAATTTTGCGGCCGGTCATAGTATGTGTAACCAGAAGATTTACCGATGAAGCTGCGGAAATAGTCCATCCTGATGGAATTGTTGCTCCGGAAATTCTTCCTGCAACTGTTCCGGAAGCCGGAAGAAGTATTTCATAAACACTTTTTGCAGGAACTGCCAATGCTGCAACCACTGCGGCCAAAGCAATGACATCGCCTGATACTTCCTGAAGAGCATCTTCCACGTTTGTTGCATCATAAATATTTCCGGCGTCAACAATTGGAACAGCTGCAGCAGTTGGAGCGGTAGCGGCTGTTTTTACTGTCAATGTGGTTAATGCATCGGTAGAAAACCAATATTCAACACCGGCAATGTTTACAGTGAGATACTTTGCCCGGGATATCATTGGAATAGTGGCAAGAACATCCGCTGTACTTGCATAAGGTACTCCATCTTTAAAACATCGTTCATCGATGTCAGGCGTTGCTGAATTCAAATAAAAACCTATTTCTTTCGGTGTTCCTATCATGGCTAAATGTTTTTAAAATAAATAACTCACTCCCATAGCTGTTTGAGTTGTTGGTCTGATCAAGGTATAAATGGTATAATTCACCGTCACGCCACTGAAAGTAAAGTCCAGAGTTGTAACAGCGAACCCTGACGTAATTTCGTCATCATTAACGCTTGAAATGTAGCTTAATACTCCGTATGCCGTAGGATAAGCAAAACAGTATCTTCTGCTATCAATTGTGTAATGGATAGACTGATTTGATTTATATCCGGTCCGCTGGGCCATGGCCTTGACGATTACTTCAGTAGGATTTGCATCTGCCACAGAACCGATATACATCGGATAGATAATCGTTGGAGCTTCAACAGGTGCCGGTTCAGGAACGATGGTATCACCGGCCAGTGTCAGGTTATCGACATTGATTCCGATTGCATTCTTTTCTGTCAGTTTCATAGATACCTGGTATGACGTTGAATTCCCGAAACGAGCCTGAGTTATTTCGCCGTTTTTGATGTACTGGATATCGTTTACCGTGAACACATCCAAGCTGCTGGCCATGCCTAACTTTACAGCCATATAATCAGGAATCCCGGAAGTTTCCAGAACCTTTCCGGCAAAATAACTGGCAGATAAAATGTACTGGCTTTGTGAACCCTGTAGAACTTCGCTGCTATCCGTGTCGTTTGGAGTGAGGTCAATGGCTTCGATAAAGAAATCCATATAGTGACCTTCGTTTGCGATGACAGACCAATTGATAAAACGATTATCAAGATCAGAATCGATCCGGTCAAAATTGGTATATTTCACATACTTAATCAGTCCGGAAGCTATCTTATCTGTCAGGTCAGTTACGAATATCGGTTCACTTATCAATGAATTCGCACCCTGAACAGCTATGAAATAGACTTCTTTATTGTAGTAAGCTGAATCGAGGGTAATGGCAAAGTTGAAATAGCTTTTTGCGTAGGTACCAGGTATTGTGATTGCCGGGCTATGTGTCACCGTTTCGATCTGAACATTTCCGCAAAAGGAAGTTAAAACGATATCGGTTGAAACGTCAGAGTTAAACTGAAGATAAACGATATGATCTGCCCCGGCTTTGGAATGAAATTTCTGAGCATACGGAATGATCCGGAAGTTTCCTGTCTTTCGGTCAGCGTGAAGCGTGTTTGATTTATTCGGGAAACTACCCGAAATACGCTTGAAAGTAATGCTGTTGATGTCTGAACTAGCTAACATATCGTTCGATTATAGTGATTTCGGCTTTCGCCTCATTGTTCTTTTTCTTCAGTGTCAAAAGGAATCCGGAGATCTCTTCTGAAAACTTGATATACCCGAACTGATTGGCCATGATCGTTTCTAAATCTGAAAAGTCAAACCAGCATTCGATTGTGTGTTTGATTGGCCGGTACAGTGGATCTGCCAGATTGCTGAGTTGAATATCTTCGTTCTCAGATAAAATATAATTTTCACCTGAAGTTATCATGTCAGCTCCTATACCGGTAGTTTTTAGCGTCTGGAGCTTGTCCGAACTCTGGAAGGTCAGCTTACTTGCTGCCAAATCAGCGGTTGTGAATCCTGCTTTAAATTTATTGGCCTGCCTGATCAGCATCCTGGAAGGTGTGAAATAGCAATTCAATTGATCATCTCCGAAAATGCTATTTTCAACCGTAATGTTTTCGCCTTTCTCGGGTTTCCATTCATTTGAATTATACCGCTGTGTCTTGACAATGAAAATCCCGTCATCACTTTTGGTGTCGGTCGTATCGATTGGAGCTGCCAATGCAGACAGAATACCTTTCGTATCACCTCGAAATGGGGATATATTATCCAGTTTTACATCCGTATTGATCTTCGATGTCCGCTGATTGGTTGTGTTTGGTTCTGCCCTACCGTTCAGCTGCAGGTATTCGCAGTTAGCGAACCCTGAATTAAGCTGAACCGGACAAAGTTCAGGCATGACCATTGAAATGACGTCATACTTATTGATTCTGGAAGACAGGTCCAGAACCATAGTTGCACCATCAAAGAAATGTGCGTACTCTTCAATTCTCAACCTCAATTCAGAATCCCCAAACTTTGCAGGGTTTGATTCAATGCAATATCCAATATTCCAAATAGTCTGCGCTGTTTTGAACAGGTTTTTAAAGTTCAGTACCAGGGAACTGTGAGGATCATCAATGTCAATTCCCCTCAGGTTTAATCCTGACTGTATATGAGCAAAACGAAGTTGATTTTCGCTGGCATAAAATTGGAATTTGCCGTTTTTCCATGTGTCTGTACGTCCGAAAAAGTCAGAATAGAACGGCCATTGAGTATCAAAAATATGTTTACATATACGATCGAATGCATCATAAATGGGTAGTCCGGTTACTTTTCGGGCCGGTGAAGAAACTATTGTTTGTGTAAGCTCTATAGTAGCATTGTGAAGCGTAGCCTTGATACTTGCAATATTTAGAACCTTTATCACAAACCGAAGGGTATTTCCTTTTGTAACAGTAAGACTCGCTGTTCCTTGAAAGGTAAAGAACCCTTTATCGTTTCCCCATGATGTAAGGTCCGTAGTATTTATGATCGAATTGTTGTAATCGGTTTCAATGATTTGAACCTGCCATGCATCCAGTCCGGAATGCTTGTCAATTACCGTCACTAAAAGTTTATAGTTTACGCTTAATTCATAAGTATAATTTGCATCATTGAAAAATGAATTGCATGATGCAATCGTAGACATGCGAGCCTGATAAACAGTATCCAAACATTCTAAATAATCACTTGAAACAATATTTAACGGAATGGTTGTAAAACAATCAATCCCTGCTACCCTTGGAAGATCCCAGTTCCCGGACCAGTAACCGCTATCTCGCGGACCTTGCCAAGTCCTGGCAGCATTAGAATACATTTTTGCATATACTTTCTGATTGACTGCATCGAAATTGATATACTTCTTTGTCCCGAAGATGTCAAGATCGATAGACTGTTCCCCTATTGAACTCGATTTAGTTACGTCAATATCAACATCTTTCCGGTTATCGAATTTGGTTTGAAGTGAATTGTTGATCGCTTTGACCTTAATCCCAAAGGCGAACTTTCCAACCTTCACAACCTCATAAATACAAAAGTTTATGTCGAACCTGAAGGGAAATTCTTTATAAGTCCGGGTACTGTCTTTGAAATAGTAAATAGCCAGTTCACATTTGGCGTTCAAGCCGTATGCATTCCAAAGACCTTTGAGTAATTCGGCGCCGGTACCTACAAAAGTAAGTGAGTTCATGAACGAACTGAATACTCCGCCAACTTCCAGATCTCTATTCATTGTGAACACACCGGACGACCATTCCAGAGGTTCTGGATCGCAGATGACAGTCCTATTCTCACTGATCAATTTGAACAGGTATTTTGCAGGCGTAGCGCTTTGAATATTGGCTGGAAATGTCATAATTAATTCATTCTCGTGAGTTTGTTCAGATAGATTGTTTGATGATTGCTGTATGCCTGTCCAATTTGTTTATATTCATTGTCAAATACTGCGACCGGCTTATTTTTTATAGCTTGTTCGACACTTGATAATCCTTTCAGAATACGTTCGTCTGACATTGACCGACTTCCGGATGGATCAACAGCATTGATCAGCCGTTCGGTATCAGGATTTGAATAGATCTTTGCGCCCTTGAATTTTGAGCCCTCAAAGTAGGTTGCCTTATCAGCCATTGCGATATCTCCGGAACGCAGGAACATAAGTTCTCTGCCGGCTTCTCCAAATATCCCCATTCCTGGAGCTGAATCTGTTCCTTTAGCAAACTTCGGAATAGGTTGAGCGGCTGCCAGTCCTAACTGCAAAGCTCCGGCTGCTATGACCCATGCAAGGAAAGGCATACCACCGGTGAGTGGGAATTCTGCAACAGCTTTCATCGAACCCATGGCCGTATTTAAAGCGATATTGAACATGGCCTGAAGCTTATCAGCCTTCGCCTGTTTGGTTTTTATGTCTGAAATCTTCTTTGCATAATCCTCTTCAATCTTAGCTTTCTGATTCGCGGTCAATCCTGCAACTGCCAACTTTGCAGTTTTCTCTTTTTCGAGTGCTGAAAGTTCCTGATCACGTTTGGCAGAACCTAAATCAAAGATTCCGTTAATAGCTTCGGAAGCCATCTGAATCTGAATCTCTTTGATTTTTTCAGCCATCTTTTTAGCTTCATCAGCCTTTTTTTCCTCTGCTTTTTTGAATTCAGCGGCTGACTTCTCATTATTTTTTATCTCATTGGCAATACGATCATTATCTGCCTTTTCCTGAGCTGTAAACTGATCATCGATGGTATCTTCAATTGATTTTGATAAATCATGTTGGCGTTTTAATTCCTTATCTGATTTTTCTTTATCCGTTTTTTCCTGATCCTCGGCTGATTTTATGAGTATATTTTGAATTTCTAATTGAAGATCTTCAAATTCTTTGCTTCCTGTCTTGTATAACTTCTGTTTATCGTGAAGAAATTTCAATTCCTGATTGATTAATTCTTGCTTGTATTGTTCATCCGAAGATACACCGTCAAGATGTTCCTGATTGATCAGTTCTTTGGCCTTTATATTTGCAATTTCAATAACCTCCAGTTTTTTAGCCTCTCTTTCTTTTGCCATCTCATTTTGTAGGGTAGTCAACTGGCTTTCAGATCGCTTATTTTGTTCAAAGAATTTTGTTTCTGCTTTAATAGTATTTGCGAAAGATTCTTCCAGCGTTGTAATTCCTTCCAGTTTTATTAAATTATAGAAGTCCTGCAATTGCTTTGAGCTTTTCATTGCAGCATTTTGCTCTTCGGAATTCATTTTTATAAATGCGCTGATCTGTTCTTTTGTAATTCCGGTAACAGCCGATTTCATTGCAGCATCCCGAAGATCAAGTTCATATTGCCTGTTAGCAAATTCTTCTTCTTTTTTAGATTGTTCCATGCTTAATCGCTGGGCTTCTTTCAGGTACCCAATCCTTTCAGCCTCGGTTTTCGTTTTATCCTTTGCGTAGAATAGATTTTTTTGAATCTGATTGGTCTCTTCTGCTTCTTCAGAAATATGGTAGGCTAATTCTTTGTTCAACTGTGATTGCGCATCAACCAAATCCCATGCTTCTGTTGCGGCTTTTTTCATCTGATCTCCCATACCGGAGACTGACTGTGAGAATAAATCAGCAGCCTTGGAGAAATCGCCGGAAAACAGAGCCTTGAAAGCATCAATCAAAACGACTGCACGCTGTTTCACCACATCGAATATTGCACCCATACTGGCCATGACTTCTTTGATAAACTTTCCACCGGCAGCCGTTGAGGTGAATACTTCGTAAAGTGCCACAAATGCAAGTACGATTGCTGCGATGATTGCGCCAATAGGATTTGCAACCAGTTCCCACAATTGAACACCAACGGCTTTCAATCCACTTACAGCGGCTCCCAAAGGTCCGGGCATTTTACCCAATTGATCAAGATATCCTCCCACTCCTCTTTGATGCCTGTTTGTAGCAGCTTCAGCAACTCCGATTTCCCGGCTCAGTTTGTTGATCTCTTCAGCCGCGGCCTTTGTTCGGGTTCCTGATTTATCGTAAGCGGCGGTAAGTTCAGAAAGTTTTTGTCTCATCCTTACTAACGAAGTTTCAGCCAATCCTTCAGCTTTAACATTATCGGCTATTTCTTTTTTCTTATCGGCAAGGGCTTTGTTATTCTTCAGGATTTGCTCATACATCACGGCATCGAAACTATTGAGCTTTGCCTCTGATTGTGCAAGGGCTTTATTGGCCGAATCAAGCTGTTTTTGAGCTTCAGCAGCATCTTTTTGCGCCTTGGTTAAAGAGTCAACCGTAAGAGTATGCTCCTTTGCCTTTTCGGTTACATCGCCCATGTTTTTAACCAGCGTCAAATACGTCTTGGATAGACCTATCAATGATGCATCCATGCCAACTATGGCTTTGGTTGTTTTCTCAAGATCAATTATATCATTCGAATTGGCCATCTTCGTTGGTTTTAGATTTTCGGATTCTTTCTTCAGCGATAGTTTTCATTTCAATGAAGGTTATCAGCCTCATATTTTCATTGTAAGATTCACTCATGAAATTGAATACAGAATAAACGATCCGGGAAAGGCTGACCGGTTCCCTGTCTTCTTCGTCCGATTCTTTTTTCGGATACATTTCTTTATGCTTATCAATCCGGTATTCGATGTAATCATTCAGTTTTTTAAGGTCTTCCGGTTGCTGAATTTCAATTCCCGTATATTTCAATACATCTGCCAGTATTTCTTTGAGCTGTTCAGATTCCTTGTATTCTTTTCCGGCCAAGATCCGCCATGATCCAACCTTCGCCTTTAGCCTCATTTCGATAACGACCAGCTTGTAAAGAGCCTCCAATATTTGAAGCCCACGGTATGATATCAATTTATCGAAATCATCCTGTAACTTATCAACCTCGCTTTCGCTTCCAATCAGATCAAAGATTTCCTTTGCCAGCTTCTCCAGCTGTTTACGACAAAACCAAATCGGAATAAACCGGAATGACTTCAGGTGATTGGCTGATTTGGTAGCATCCAGCAGGATGACATCTTTCAATGTGATATCATAAATCTTTTTGATCATTTGAATACGGCTGTTTTGTAGTCGTCAATCACTAACTTGGTATTGATAGGCTTGATTTTAGGCTGATTATTTGGCGCTATACCGAAAATATTACCGTAATTCTTAGCCAGAAACTGAGTTTTGTAATCTTTTGAACTGATGAAGTATTCTTTTTCGGAAGGCATTGTTAGAAACATACCATCCTGAAATTGACCATTCACAAATAAATCAGGTTTGCTTTTGTGCATTCGCCTAGCATACGCTTTACTCAAATATGGTGAACCAGTCCGGGAATGAATGAGCGGCTTTCCATCAGCATCTTTGTTTGATATCATCTGCATCCGGTTGAAATCAACAGTCTTACCCTGATTATCTTCAATCACTTTGACAATATGCTCATTCAGATTGGCAACATATTGCGCTGATTTCTTGGCCATTTCGATGATTGATTCCAGCATCTGTTTTCAAAATTAAGGGGACAATCTTTTCAAACTGCCCCCTATGTTTATTCGGCTTTTTCAGCCTTTTTCTTCTCCGGAACTTTAACACCCAAAACTTTTGCAATCTCTTCGGGCGTTTCGGTTACTTTACCCTTCAGGGACTGATCGTAGAATTCCAGAAAGTCTTTCCAGCTCCACTTTTTCCACCCGTCAGGATTTATATCCACGTTGCCGAATTTCATTAGATCGGAACGTTAAGGACATTGGACAGGTAAGTGATGTGAGTAGCTGCAACAGTCACGGCCTGAATCTCGAAATCATCAGTCAGTTTTGCAGCACTGTTCAGGAAGGTAACCGAATAGATACCCAGAGCGGCCTGAGTCACGTCGATTGCTGTTGCTGCACCTCCGGTATCAGCCGTAAGAGAAACAACTTCCCATTGTACAAAGGTTGTAAAGCCTGTGTAAGCTTCGCCGGTTGCCCGTTTAGTTGCTTTCAGAACTACGATACCAGTTGCAGCGGAATAAGCTGTCAGAACTTCGATATTGATTCCCACAGGTGCAAGAGCTGACAATTCTTTGCGAGTGAATCCAGTCTTGATGATCTGGTAATTCTTCCATTCTTCCACATCATCAAAAATGATATCGAACGGACAAGCCTTTTGTTTTTCAGCTCCGCCCGGTTTTGGAAGATCGTAAGTAATGAACATACGACCACAGAAACCTTTTTGTAATCCGGCAGTGGTGACGGCTGTCATCAGGTCGCCATTATTCAGAACCAGTACAAAGTCAAATTCCTTGGTATCAGCGGCAAACCAGGTCAGGTAATCAGCCCATGAAATGTAGGCATGACCTACGAATTTAGGCGGAAAATCTTTGGTTTTTTCCTCAAACCCTGTGTTTGAAGTGGTCATTTCAGGTGCTGCACTCTTGGGCTCCATGCCTCTTTCGAAGTCAATGTAAGTTCCAAGAACTCCTGCAGTAGTAGCTGGATTGATGAGTGTTCCCCATCCTGCCAGTGTTTTGGCTAAAGCAACGGTTTGGGTTGTATTTTTCGCCGTGACAATAACGCCTTTAACGTCAGTCAAGAAGACTTTATTAGCCCCATTCCCTGCAAATTTGAATGTTCTCATATTTCTAATTTTTATAAATTAACATGTTTTGTAAACTTATTTCAATCGCTGAAAGCGTATCATAGGATCCGTCCGGATTGTTTAACCAAAATGGATGATCGTTGGCCGGGTAGATAAATTCGTCGTTCAGTTCAACGCATGGATGATTGCCAAGGGCCTCGATGAGTGCGAAGAAAATCGGATAAAGAATCGGCTTCAATGTTTCGGCGTAGCGTTGGCTCGTTGTGCTGTCAATGTTCGTCCTGTCACAGATAAATACTTTGGCTGTCAACGTGTACATGTACGGTTCAATCCACTTCTGTTGATTCTCTGCAGCATCCCACACCAGCCAGATTAAAGGATATTTAGCCTCTTGATTATTATCTTTCCGGATACAGGTCTGAAGTAATTCAAGGTATGTTCCGTATTCGAAAGCCGGGAAAATACCACCGACTCCTTCAAGATAAGGACCCAGTGCACTTGTCACATCAGGATCGGCAACCACTTTGTCAACCATATCTTTCATCACATCGGGGAATATCCTGAAATCTACACTCATATTCCGAAGGCGTTAATGTTCCATTGTGGCTTGAAAACCCAGTCCGGATAGTTGGCTTTGTTAGCAAACAGAAAGTTATAGGCTGAAGGATCGTTGTTAAAACTCATCGGAAGACTGGATCCCATCATCGCATCGCTGAAATAGCATTTGTAAGATGGTGTAATGATACCGTACAATTTTCGCATCCGTTCCCATGCGTTGATCATTTTATTGACAGAGGATGAGCGGCTACCTTTTTCACCTTTAGCCAGGATAACACCGGCTCCGGATAGATGGGTAATGTCACGCTCTACATATTTGTAGAAAACATAGTAGGCTATAAGTGATTGTAATGAATCATTCTTCAAGCCTTTCCATTTCAGAGTAGTTTCAATACCCATGTATGAATGATTGAACTCAGCCCCGTTAACCAGGTCAATGTAAATCTGGCTTTGCGGTTGATTGCCCACACTCATATCAGCCAACAGAAGAGAATATAGCTTGTACCCTAAAAGGTCGATTAGTATTTCTTCTTCATATTGATTGATTGCCTGGCTCAAATTTCCTGCATTTGAATTCGGGCCTGTCAGATTTGGGATATTTATTTCTCCTACAAAATATGTACTGTCTACAAACATGATCTACTTTTTAACTTTCGATTTTGCGGCCTTCTTTGGAACTACCTTCTTAGCTGGTGTAACAACCTTTACAGGAGTCGCCTTCTTTGGAGGTTCGGACTCATCGGATAAATTAGCAGCACCTATGCGATGCATGAGAACTGCCAACTTTCCGGTGAATACTTTGCCTGATTTTTTTGATACGCTTTCCATTGACTATTGGAAATAGAGTTTAAGATATTGCTTTGTGATATTACTCACCCCGGTGCCGGAAGGCGTAAACAAAACTTTATAGTTTACATACCTGTTCGCAGTCGTATTCGATAGAGTCATAACAGTATCGGCAGATGTAACCTTCCAAAATCCGGTAACAATGCTTACCCATGGAGTATCAGGTGTTTTTTGTCCGTATAAAACCACATTCACCCGCGTAGGAGTTCCGGAAGCTTTATGAAATGTGACAGTAAAATCCTGAGTAGTAGTCCACACCTGAGCGGCGTTGTATACCATGTATCCGGCGGTTGTGTTTGTAAGCACATAAGTAGAATTCACGACTGCAGTAGTCTTTCCAGGCTCTACGTTAATCGTTGCAAGTTGGGCATTGGCAAACATGGCCAGCATCCCGAAAACCATAAAGAAAATTAACCTTTTCATATTTTTACTTTTTAGAATTATTTTACTTGAAATATTGAGGTAGCCCGATTTGAACTACCTCAATAAATTAATACTATACCGAAGTTGCGATAGATGCAATATCGGAATCAGGATTTGCAGACAGGAAGATTGCGCCCGGTTTACCAACTCCAAAAGCAGCACGCATACTGAAGATGATAGTCCGGAAACCTTTAGAGAAGTCATCAGCGTCGGTACCGATTTCAAAAGAGATATCTTCTAAGATTCCGATTTCAACAGCCTGATCCCACATAACTACTACACGGTCAACAGTCTGTTTTTTGTTCAATTTCACGTTCAATCCCCAAATGGAAACTACCTGACCGTTGCTATTGAAAACAATGTTACGATCCTGAACAGAGTTACCTAATTCGTCTTTCTGTTGACGGATACCATTCAATAGCGAAGGGTGAAGGATGACGGTGTTCACATCCTGATTTGCAAGTTCAGCCTGTAAAACCATTTTACCAATCAGATTAATCAAGTTAGGATCATCGACCTTACCTAATCCGGTAGCATCAAAAGCAGTGTAGTTACCTGCGTAAAACATACCCCATGCAGTTGCGGAGTTGTCGCCAGTGGCAGAGAATACAGCACTATCCAAAGCTCCAAGAACTGAATCAGGAACGATTCTATTCAGTTTGCTTTCCAAACGTGGAACGTCTTTCAGCATATTTTTATGAACACGGATTAAAGCCGAATAATCAAGCACTTTAAATTCTACTGTTTTGAACAACAAAGAAGATTTAGCAGGAGCACTACCCTGTGCAGTTACGGCCGCACCGTCAACATAGGTATACTCAACCAATACGCCCATGAACTCGCCTGTGATAGGATCGGTTGGGAATATGGTATTTACATGCTGATCTTTATTCAGATTGATCTGAACGTCCTGCATTTTGCTGTAATCAGTCAAATAACCAATTGCAGTACCTGGAGTAGCTCCCGGAAGCAACGTCAATGCACTGGTCATATCAATTGCGGCTTTGGTCTGAATCTTCAGGTCGTTACGACTCCAATTCTTGATTGTAACCGCTTTTTTGTTGGTGATCGGATCAATTACAACTTCTTCGATCAAACCATCTTTTTCAAGTGATTCACGAAGGATAGTACCAAATCCTGATTTCTTGTTCAGGTTTTGTTTTGGCAGTTCTTTAGCGGCCTTCAATTCAGCGCGAGCCGAGATAAGTTCCTGTTCAACCTGTGACATTTTTTCGTTCAATTGAGCGAACTGATCATTGGTGAACTTCTGGGATTTGGTTTCGAGAGCTAAAAGTTCAGCATCCACTTCCTTTTTGCTCATTTTACCTTCAGCCGCTTTCGTGGCAATTTCCTTGTACTGTTCTGTAAACTTGGTCACAGCTGCAGTAGCTTCTGCGTTTACTTTTTCAAGTAATGCTTTTTCTTCGTCCATGATTAATTAATTTTAAAGTTGTTTTTTAATGATTCAAAATTTATTTTCTTCGTGTTCATCGGCTCGTTGCATTGAGTGGTAGTGAGTACCGGCTCCTTATTGACGAGTGATTTATTTGTTACAATGGAATAGCATTTTGGACAACGGACATGATTGTAAAGTCCTGCCAAATCAAGGCTTTTTGTTGACTGGATGATCTCCATGACCTGGGCCTGAATATCTGGCCTTAGTTTAGCCATTTCTGATTGGATGGTATCTTCAATAGTCCAACGGGTATAGTTTACCACAGCCTCATTAACCATGCTTTCAACGGTTCTTTCTTCAATACTACAATAATCGAATACCAAGCCACAGCAAGGACATTCGACAATACATTGATCTTCCATACTTTTCTTTATTAAATTGATACTGTTTTCAATGGTTTTGAAACGCTCATCCGTATAGTTTCCTTTGAGCATCTGATTTAGAAGCTGTAACTTCTGGAATGCTGTGTCGTTTTTAAAACTTACCAGAGGAGTTTCAGGATTGGCGCCAAGGAATGAAAGTGTTGAATATTCGAAAAGAGCATATTCAAGGATCCTTGTGAACTTTCCTTCAGGAACGCTCTTAATCACAACCGTACCGATTGAATGCTCTAATGTCCGATTGTAACCGGCAAAGAATTTATAATCTTCGAACACGTCACGGGCCAAATCCTTTTTTAAGTTCATGGCAGACTTTACAAGCAAGCCAAATGAATCAGGAGTGATCTCCAAAGGCAGACCAAGCAGCTTATGCTGATCGTGATCTTTCAGGTGTTTAATCCTGGTAATCCCATCGGCAATGGTTTTGTTGAAACTCTTTGGATCTGAAATTTCGCCAGCTGAATCAACATTACCGAACTTGTTCACATAGATGGAAACAATCCCTTCTTCAGTCACATCTTCAACCGTTGAACTAAAATCCTTTGTGATCAATTTAGCGTTCATTTCTTTTGCTTTTTGAGTTCTTTGCTATCGATATTCAGCTTTTTGAAAGCTTTCATTTGCTTGATTTCTTCCTTTGTCAGTTTCTTTTTCATAGCGCCGGAGTGTTTGCAGGTTCTGTTATAGCGGCCTGAGGTTCTGTTTTAACCGGAACCTGATTCTCAGGATATTCAAAGCAGTATTTATCACCGTCCGGAATTGGTTCCTGATCCAGTGATTTCAGGTAGTCATTCTTTGTCACTACATTGGCCTTGTATGCCAGATCATAGGCACGGCTGACCATGAACAGAGCGGTGGCCTTTTCCTTGAATGCTTCCTGAAGGGCCGGAATATGTGACCAATCAGTCTTAAGTTCAAAGCCATATTTTCGCATATTAAACCGCTCAGTGTAATACAGATCATCATTCTCAACCATTGGAATTACGGTATCCTGATACAATCTGCGGACTGCCTGAGACTGGTTCTCATAAGTGGCGCCTTCCATATAGGTTTTGTATAGTTCAGGAGGGATGTTAAACCCGTTGGAAATAATCATCGCATTGTTGGAAAACTCTTTATAGATCCCCAGCTCCTCACTATTCATGATCGTTTTGATGTAGTTGATATCCGAATAGCTGATCAGGTATTGATTCTGATCTTTACGAAGTCCATAGTCTGACTTGAAAGTCTCATCAATCTCTTTTTTAGCATCCTTTGACAGAGCTATCTGTGTTCCCTGAGCATCTTTGTTGTTGGCTGAAATGATTCCCTGCATCCCTCTTGATTTCAGGATGACGTTCATTGCTTCAAATGCAAGCTGGGTATTCTGAATAGGCCATTTAAGATTCTCAAGTCTTGATGAACCAATGATCGAATTGCCGATTTCAGAAACATTGATATCGTTGAAATGAATTATATTTTTTGAATCGAATTCCTTTGCAGGGTTGTAGTTTGTCATCGAATACTTCTCAATGATTCCCTTGATATCGATCTGATCGTACAGCATTCCAGTTTGATGGACCGTTACCCATTCCGATGGAAGATTGATCATGGTCTGAACCGTCAGGATATCGGTATCGTAAGTTTCGAGAGGATTGTTCAGGTAAACGTAATTGTTTCCATAAGTGAAGAACATGTACTTACGTTCATAATCAAACTCCTTAACCGATTGCAAAGGGTTTGGACGTTCAATAAATAACTTTCTCGCTTGCTTGATACCAGTTTTGCCTGAGTTCCACGGAATGAGTTTTCCATTCAGGTCAACGATGTACTTCTTTCCGTTTGCTGAAGCGTTGGCAAGGATGGATATACAGCCATTAAGGACAGGGTTTTCAGCTACTGCCTTCCGGTATTCGTGAGAATTTGAAAGGGATAACCAGGCTGGCTTATCAACGAGATATTGATAATTGAAAGCGTTTATTGCGCTTCTGTTTATTCCGGATTGTTTGCCACCGAAGAATTGAGAAATAGATCGAAATGTCTGATCAAACATTCTTAAAAGGTTTTATTCTACTTTGTAAAATATAAAACCTGAATAGTTTTTTCTTGAAAATAAAAAAGCCCTGACGAAATCAAGGCTGGGAGAGAGTGACCACAGAAATGCATGCTTATTTACTTAAGTATTTTTTGAGCTTAACGATGAACATACCTAATTCATATTTCATTCTCCGGATCGTGTACCAGCGGCCAATGATCAGGCTTTTAGCCCTGTTAATCGTGTAGTTCTGTCTCTTTTTCTTTGCGTCCGGATTCGTGTAGTTCGTTTCCAGTTTTGTTCCACAACAATTCTTTTGCTTTTTTTCTGATCCACACTGGCAAAGATCATTTCGATTGCTTGAAATGGTTCTGATCGGGAAGCCGTCTCCTTCGATCATGTTGACTTTTCTGTTTGATTTCATAATTTGATTGATTTTAATTAAAAATTAACCTGTTTTGATATTTTTGTTTTGTTTTATCGGTGAGTAATTGTCAATTTTCCGTTACATCGATCTTAAATAATCCGTTATACTTCTCGAGGTAGGCAGCTAATCCGCAAATACTATCCGGTGCATCATCTTCCTTCGTGCTTGTCTTCATAAGCTTTGTGACCTGGTTAATAAACCGCTGAAGTGTTGGGTTTGGATTCTCTGGAAAATAAAAGAACAACTTAACTAATCCGGCATTAGCCAGAATTCGACCCATCTTGTTGGTCTTGGCGAATTGTCCGAATACTTCAATCTCTGGTATCAATTCTCTAATTCTTCGGCTGAAATATGCCCCAAATGAGTTTGTTTCAATTACCAGGTTGTTGATATTACATTCTTTGACCTTACTCTGGACCTGTCCTTCCTGAACAGTTAGGTTAAACTGATCGAATATCGCATCGAATACATAGACACGATTCCCGTATGCCCGGGCAATAGGCATAGAGAAGTTGTCCGTTCCTTCATCAGCTGTGTCTGCAAATCCAATCGTGAAGTATTCCATATCAGCAGGAAACTCTGAATACCTTTTCAGACTGCTTGCCGGGAATACCTTTGTTTCGTCATCAGCCAAAGCGACACAATGATAGTTAGCCTGAAAGATCATCTTTGTACGGCTATCGACTTCCATCCTTCGCTTCAGCTTCAAATACTGGTCCTTGTTCATCATATCAGGACAAAGCATCTGATCAGTTTCAGGATCGTAGATGGGCATTGCCAGGATAAACCATTCACCGGGCTCTGTCGTTTCGAGAATCATTTGAGGATCTTGTTCGCCCCAGATGGTAGCGCAAAAGATTTCCTTTACATCGCCACCTAAAGCCGCGTTACGGCTCGAAAAGGTACCCGATAACCAAACCCATATTTTTGACAGAGCATTGTCAGATAGTGCGGTTTCAGCATCCTTGATTAAGTCATCCATGATGCGGATAGTTGCACCCTTGCCGGTTACGCCTCCACCAACACCCACCCCTAAATAGTTGAAATGCTGACCTTCCAGCGCCCATTTCTGAGAACTTGCATTACCCTGTTTAATCTTTGTTTCAGGAAACACGTCTGAAAAAACGACCTGAGATTCAATATTCTTAACCTCGCTGATCCCATCTCTGGAATACCTGGAGAAGTCAGAGGCCTGACCGTCTGAATAGCTTGCTGTGATTATTCGCTCTTCGTTGTTCTTTCCCAATACCCATTTTGTAAAGTTTACCAGCGTTCTGGACTTACCAAACTGCGGAGGCATACGGATCATTAGTTTATGATATGGCGTGCCGTCATCCTTCAGGAGCGTATTGAAATAGAATTTTTCAAGAGTATCACAAAGGATTCTCAGATGTTCGCGTTCTGGTTTGTAGAATTCAGGCTCAAGGTATTGACAGAAGTTCAAGAAGTGATCTCTGGCGCTGTCAATATCTTCAAGTTTCAATAGATATTCAAGTTCTTCAAGCTCAGATAGTACCTGCATTTAGTTTGGATTTTAATGCTTCGATTCTGAGTTTTCGCTCTTCGGGTGACATTTCAGGAATAAGAGGAACACCGTCTTTTCCGGTAATCTCTTTCTTTTCAGCCATATTATAACCAAGCATTTTATTGATCATATCTAAAGCTGTAGTCTTGGAGTATAGCTTTATCTTGACATACTTCACTTCAACGTCAATCTCGGTTGATTCTCCGCGATTAAAAACCTTTGTTTCGGTTTTAGTATCAATGCTTTCAATCGCAGCTATTGCGTTTGGATTCTGGCACTTGATCACTTCCCAGTCCGTTAATTCGATCCATGAATCATGCAAATGATGGATTCCCGAATATGCTATCTTCGCCAATTCCTGAAGGTTTCGGAGCTTTGAGATTCCGCTTTCTTCTTCCAGATTGTTCTTTATGAAGTTGATGTATTGTTGAATGTGGGGTTTTGTAAGGTTTTCTTTTGCAATGTCTCTGATTGAATTTTCACTATATCCGGCGACTCTGGCAGACCTTGATCCATTCCAGTCAATGATGTACTGATGGCAGAATATTCGCTCTTTGTTTGTCAGTTTCTTTTTGAGTTCTGACAGCGTGTATTGCTTTGGTTCACTTGTTATATCTGGTTTTTTCTTTACCATCATGCTTTAAAATATAAATTTTAGATTAGTGTTTTAGATTAATCAGTGCAAAAACCGGCTTGACATCCTGATCCGGTACCATAAAAGAAATCAAGCTGAATAGGATATCGTTCAATCTGGTGAAAGTTTAATTTTTCTTTAAAGGTATTTCCCTGCAAATCTTCCATGATCTTGGACCATTGCATGATTGCATTATCGGTGTCAAAGTTCTTTCTGATTTGTTCCGGTTGTTTCCAAAAGCAATTCAAACAATTTGAATCATCAGTAAATACTATTGTTTTATCTTTCCAGTACTCATGGATTTGATAATGAAATACTTTGTTATCAATCAATGGAAATTCGCCTTCTCTCCAATTGAC